TCCAGGGCTTTTTGCCGGATGTCACAGCCACCGCCGGCTTGTTGATCTCAAACGCAGCTTTGGCGCTTGAATAGCCACGCACTTTGTTCCTGGTCGGATCACGACGATCAATTTCCAGGGACAACTTGAACGGAATGTCATGCAGCTGTTCGGTACTCTGCAGCTGGGAAATACCGCAGGCATCGCTAACAGACCGCAGCTGGCCGCGCGCTCTCTTTTCAGTCTCAGTGTCAGCATGATCTACATTCAAGCGATCCCAGATCTTACGGCGGGCAAAATTGCCGTCCGTAATCTCAATGACAAGCTCAATATATCGACCATTACCGGCCTTCGTTTCCTTAACGTCAGAGCTGGTAATCATTGCGTTATAATCGCCCTTCGGCAGGGGGTCGAAGTTAGAAAGTTCCGGGACGGCGTAGTCTGCAATATCAAAATCTAGTTCAGGCATTGGTCTTCTCCGTGGTTAAATGATTGCTTGAATAAAGGCATTCCAGGACAGCGGGATGCTTTCTGGAAGGTTGTAGCGGTTTTTGGCCATATAGGCCGGCTTCTCGCTCGTATAAAGCAGGCGCTCGCCTGTGCTAATTCCGCGAGCAACTGCCTTGTTAAACCCGACATCCGCATTTTTCACGATGGTCTTGTAGTTTGCGAACAGCAGGGCATCGCACCATTCGCGCACAACAGCATTGCTGCGCTCCTGGAGTTTGGGTTGATAACGGTCATAGGGTTCCGTCTCAGGGCTATCGAACCGCTTGATCGTGGTATGAGCGATCAGGATGACCGCCATGCCCTTATCGTTCCTGAGCGCATTGAAGCCTTCCAAGATCTCGCGCCATTTCTCTGCAGCGATCAATGCGCCCTTACCGTATGCAAGCTCCTTGGCCTCATGCTTGGCCTCGATCTCACGCTGTATGATAGCTTCCAGCCAGTCCAGGCTGTCCAGCACAACAGTCTCGAAGTCATGCTTCTCAGTGTACAGGCTATCAATAGCGCCCATGACATCATCAAACGACTGGGCCATTGGGAAGTGATCGACTTTAAGCGAACCCAGGCCGTCCTCAGTCAGAATGAAGATGGGCTTAGTCGCGCTTGCAGCGAAGCTGCTCTTCCCTATGCCCTCTACCCCGTAACATACCACCCTAGGCGCAGCGATGGCCTCGTTCTTGCGTATGCTTTTCAAGTCAAAGGTCATCAGTTGTCTCCTCAATGGTTACAGCGGTTTTGCTGGGCTTTGTGGTTATTGCAATGGCGATAACGCGCCATAGATCAGGGCAATTCGCCCGAATGTGCTTAAGCATGGCCTCATCAGCCTTGATTTCAACCTTGATGGGCTTGATTTCCCAGTCTTTAACCAGGGTGGTCAGCTTGTCCAGGTCAGCTTTGTAAGACAGCTTGCCCGTGGATTTTATCCTGTAGCTATTGCCAAGCTTCCTATAAGAGACGCCCTCTTCCTTAGGGGGCACCAGCTCAAGAATGCGTTCTTCTATGTTGATGCGCTCTAGATTGGCTTCGCGTTCGGCCTCTTTGGCAACGAGCCATTCTTCAGCTAGCTGGTCTAGGATTGTGTCGATGTTGGATTTGGTCATGGCGGTCCTCATGTTTGCCCTATTTTCTAGGCGGCGGCGTAGGTCGGCTCCCAATTCTAACGGCTGCGGACCTTTTTCGGCGGCCAAGATGGCCTTTATGATAATTTCGGCTAAGGTCATTGTCGATCTCAAATCAGGCGCGATAGTCGTATCACCACCTTTGCCTGGCCCGCAAGATGTTTTTTTGGTAAAATGCCTGTTGCACAAGATTAGTGGGCGTGCATACTTGGCGAATCACTAAAGAAGGGCTTAATCATGGCACATATTAAAGGCCGATGTGAACCGGCTTATTCGACAATTCGTCGCCTCGGCGGCGTGACCAAAACAGCCAAGCTCCTCAAAATCAATCTCAGCTCAGTCAGCCGCTGGATGGTCCCGACGCCTGGGACCAACGGCACAATCCCGCAACGCCATTTCCCCGCCATCCTAAAACATGCAGCCCGGCACAACATAAAGATAAGCCTACAAGATCTAGTAAGTTCCAAATAAGGCTGCACACAATGAAGAATAGTGAGTTTCTGGCGGCCATCTATGGCCCGCTGGGGGACAACTATGGCTGGACTACATCCTTTTCAGTAGATCCAAACTTTAGTAAATCCGGCATGTGGGCAGGCAGTCCATGGCTTGGCACACCCAATGAGAACATATTTATTGATAAGCGCCAGGAGGATAACAACTTCTTCTGCGTGTCTGTTATGGAAGTACCAGACACTAGGCGTCGGCGGACCAAGGATTCATTTCAGCGCATGGCCGTCTTGCTGGCCGATGATGCAGACATTCATCGCCTTGACGGCCCGGCATCGTACGTTCTGGAAACTTCAAAAAATAATTATCAGATCGGAATCCTGCTAGATCCGACAGATCCAGATACCAAAAACGGCCTCCTGCTGGACGCTGTGCTTCAAGCCATGATTGCCAAAAGCTACATCAAGGCAGACAGCAGCGGTAATTCATTGGTGCGTTATGGGCGCTGCCCGGTAGGCTGCAACACCAAGAAACGCGATACAGGCATTTGGGAACAGCGCCTGCTGTATTGCGATCTGAAAGAGCCATACAGCCTGGCCGATGCCGTTGCGACGTTTAATTTAGACCTCGAACAGATCCGTAATTACGCCTACAAAGACAATCCGGCCAAATCCGTTGCAATGAGCAACGCGACAGGCACGGCGACAGACTACATCAAGTCGCTAATGCATCCTGATCCAGAGGAACGTGACTATCACGAACCCCTGCTAAAGCTTTCCGCCGGCATGGTGGCAGCCGGCATGCGTCCAGGCGCAGTGGTTAATTTCCTGCGCTCCCTGATGCTAACCATCAAGCCGGAAGTCGGGCCGGAGCTTGACCGCTGGGAAGCGCGCTTTGGCCCTGAACTGCCACGCATGGTGGCCAGCGCCGAAGCTAAGTATACCGAAAATAGGCCTGCCATTGAAGCAGAAGGCCTGATTATGACGCCTGAACAGGTGATCGAGCGGACCCAATCGCAACGATGGCTTGTGCGAAACCTTGTGGCTAGCAATTCTGTAGGCATGGTCTTCGGAGCGTCCGGGACATTCAAGAGCTTCATCGCGTTGGACATGGCCCTGCATGTCGCTGGGGGTATGCCGTTTGCCAAGCAGGATGTAGTCCAAGGCCCGGTCATCTATGTAGCAGCCGAAGGCGGTGCTGGTATCGGACGCCGCATCCAGGCTTGGCAGAAAGAGCATTGCGCCTATCCCCTGACCGATGTCGGCATCGTAATTCAGCCCCTGCTTTTGTCGCTGAAGGAAGAGATAGACCTGCTGAAAAAGGCTATCCAGATGCAGCCTAAACCGCCAGTTTTGGTGGTCGTAGATACCCTCGCACAGACGTACTCCGGGGATGAGAATAGCTCCAGCGATGTGTCGGCCTATCTGCGCGCCCTGGGCGACATCAGAGCGCAGTTTGGCTGCACTGTGCTGGTAATCCATCATACCGGCCACGCAGCTGCTGAGAGGCCCAGAGGATCGTCAGCCCTGACCGCCAACACAGACTTCATGCTGGGCGTGCATAGGCCTGACCCGGAGAAGTTCACGGCTAAGCTATCGACCAGCAAGCAGAAGGACGGCGAGAAGATGTCTGATCTGTATTTCGATATGGAGCGGGTTGAGCTGGCCGACGATGACCAGGGCTATGCCGTTTCATCGCTCGTATCCAAGTTCCATGATGCTGTTTCTGCTGTGCTGCAGGATGCAGACAGCCGGCATAAGAAATATCAGACAATCATCTATCGCATGTTGCAGCATGGCGAGCCGATCAGCGTGGAAGAGATGCGGATAGCCTGCATGTCGATATCGGACAACAACCGTGACAATGCGACTAGGGGCGTCAATCGCGCATTGAAGCATTTCGGGAAGGAAAAGATGGCCCGGCAGGTATCGCCTGGGTTGTGGCTATTATCTAAGTAAGCCCCCGCCTGGAAAACCGCCAAGAAAACCAGACAGGGGCCGCGCATTATGCCTTGGGGTAGGCATGGCGCTACTTAGCGTCTTTCCTTTTAGGTCCGCCCTTGCTCTTCCGCAAGGCGTTTAGCTTGGAATAATAAGCAGCATCGCCCCTGACTTTGCGCGATCCCTTGCTCTTCTTGCCGCCTTCGGCCCCTATCTTGGCCAAGTGCGCCAGTAGCTCTTCTCTAGTCTTCATTGCTCAGAATCTCCGCTAGGCAAGCGGCATAGCCCGCGATATCAGTCACTGAGTCGGTCGCCGGCTTGTGCTGGCATCTAGCCATTTTCAAATCGATCATCATGAGGCAGACCATGGCAGCTGTGATCTTGGTCTTGCCGGCAAGCAGCATGTTCCATCGATCGGCAATGGCCTGCATGTTGGCCTTGGGCGAGCCGTATGCCTCGCCCCTTTCCCTGATGATTAAGGCAGTTTTG